AGCCAACCGCCCGTTGCCTTCAAGATACAACATCGGCCCGACCCGAAAGCCAACGCCAAGTTGTGCGCATATCGGGGTGGCATTAAGACTTGCCCCTAACCCAAAGTTTATGTTTGGCTGCGAATAAGCCGCCGCCGAAATCAGTAGTAAAAAAAGTATTTTCATAATGGTTGAAATTTATGCAGAAATGGCTTCTCCCGATTCTATCAGTCCAAAAAGGTCAAATCCTTTTGATAATAAGTATCGGATTAACTCGAAACTTGTAATATTTGATGCCGATATACACCCTTCGGACATTTGCCCAAATATATTGTTATTAATCTCCCTCACTAAAAACATATCTCCTTCCCATTCCATTATATTAACAACACCAATATTTTCCCTTCCCGTAGCTTTTCCGTCAATTATCTTCCACTCAATTTTACTATTGTGCATTTTAGCTAATTCAATTTTTTCTTCATCAGTCATACTGCTTAATGGGCGAAGAATGGGTTTTACATCATCAAAATCCGCTTCAACGCAATATTGCGTTCTATCGTGCATTGTGTTTCCGCTAACAGTTAGCGTTTCATCATCTTCAATATCAACCCGTACAAGTTTACCTTGTCCCGCTTCGTAATATTCTGATTCAGAAACAACGCACTGACAACCTAAATACAAGTGGGCTACACTTGAAAATTTAATTCTTGAACCTCCATTCATATCCATGTGCTTTAAATTTTTTACCGTTTAAACAATTGCTGATATTTGAATGACAAAACCCATTTACCCTTACTGCCTCCATTGTTGATGGATACTCGGAAATAGCAACCCCGTCTTTTATCTGAATAATCGTTTTTGATATTGAAGGGTGGTTTTTAGGCATAAAAGGGATTAGTCCATTGGCAAATGCGTGTGATTGATTCTCTTTTCTTGTTGCCCACTCTAAATTTGAAAAGTGGTCGTTTTGACGGTCTCCGTCTATATGGTTTACTTCTTTTTTGTTTAAGGGATTATCTACGAAGTGGGTAGCGACAAGCCTCGCTCGGCTGAAATTTTTTCCCATTCTGTCTTTTGTTAAAGAGAAATAGTATCTACCATGAATATTTAGTTTAGGCTTCATTACTTTTTGTCCTCTCTTAAAAAGGGAAGTTTTAATGCCTCTTGCTATGCTTATCTCTTTGCTTATTAATGTACCATCGTCACCTATGGAGTATAGCCCTTCGTATCCAATAACGTCTTTGAATTTCATATTTTAGTTTTTAAATTTCATGCGCAAATCGCCTTCGCTTTTCTTTTTATACACTTTACCGTCCCCTCTAAATAGGCACAAAGCCCCATCAACTACGGCTGCAATACAATAGTCAAAAATAGTGTTGAATAGCGTTACTTGTTCAACTGGAGTTCCGTCACGCAAGACTACTTCGTGTCCCGCTAATGCCTTTTTTAAGTTGAACTTGTACGTTTTCATCAATCAATAGGTTTATAATACTTATGAGCCGCCCCACTCCCAATAGCAAAGAAAGCCCAAGAACTTACCGATTGCACGACTATCTGCTTCCAATTCGGCTTCTCATATAACGACATTGTTACACCGATATTGCCCGCTACTAAAAAATTTCTTGTGGTGTTGTAGGCGTGGTGTCTATCCGTAGTCCAAGCAAGCACCGTTTTGCTCCCCCAATATGCGGGGGATTTGTCGGCAGGCCACGCCTTATACTTGTTTCTGAACCCTATTTTCGGGTTTGCCCACTTTGGATTGGCGTTAGGATGGCGGGCAGCAAACCGCCTATAATCGCTATTTGCTACTTCATTTGTGGCAGATAACCACCCCGCAGCAAGCATTGTCGTGGCCGATACCCCTTGCTTTAGCCAAAAGTTGTCACGCTTTTGGCTAAAGCAAAAAAAGAATTGGAAGAAAAATAAAATGGGAAGAAAAATTTTCATGGTGGTTATTAAATTACTTTTGATTTAATTTCCTCTAATTCTTCTACATAGCTTTTTAAACTATCAACTTCATCTGCTTCTTCAATTCCCCAACATCTAAGCGTGTCATTTGATTTTCGCAATTCTTCTAAATAATCAATACAATTTTCTAATTGGCTACTCATTGAACTTGCAGCATCAAATAGTTCTTTTTCATCCATATTTTTTAAATCCCTATCTTTTACAATTTCCATTTTTATCCATTTGATATATTTATCAATATCAGGACAAGTATGTTTAATCGGTTCCCTGTCGTGCCTATCTGACATTATATTATGCTTTAGTGTTTTCAATCTTTTTCAGCAAATCCCACAAAGCCGATTTCCTATGTGAGTACTTGAACCCGTTTTGTTTGCCCTCATACTTGAACATAAGCCGCTTTTCTTCTTCATACTGCGCTTTAACGATTTCAAGTATGTATTTATTGCGGGCTGCTTCTGTTAATTCCGCTGCAACAAACGTAGATGCTTCGCATATTTCGCTGATAGATGGAAATTTGTTTCTTTGATTTTTATACCAATTAGCTTGCGCTTGTAGTATCTGTATAGCGGTTTCTATGGTCATTGCTCTGATTTTACAAGTTCAACAAATTCATCCCAAGTGCCACGCTTTTTATTGTGTGCGGCGAGTTTCTTAACCCAATCTTTCCGTAAAAACGCATCTCTTGGCGGTATGTATAAGTATTCGTGTCCATACGCTTTTATGCCACCAAATCGGCATCCAATAGATAGATATGGCTGCTTGCTGCCGTGAAGTATAAGTATAGGTGCTTTTTCTGCCATATCACGCCCCCTTGTAAATGTTTTTAAGTGTACGGTTCAAGTCCTTTACAGGTTCCATATCCACTTGCACTTGTTCGTGGTGTTGATGCGTTACTACCTTCTGCGGCTTGTCCTCTTTTGGCGGAAGGAACGCATAGATAGTGAAGATTATGCTTTCCGTAAACAAGCCAATCGTCAACATCACATCGGCAAATCCTTGGTGTGTAATTTTCGCCCACGCCCCGAATATTACAATCGCCGCCCCGATGCAGGTAATAAAGTTAATTACATTACCTACGGTAAATACTACTTTTTCAGTTTTCATTTGTTTGATTATTTTAACGAAGATAATCTTTTTAAATAAAAGTGGCACACTTTAAAAGAACAAATTTGAGTTTAGTATAAATTTGACACATGATTTACTGCATCGACCAAAATTCAGACGAGCCAATTATGCTCATCAACACTCACATCGGTTTCGACGAAGCTGATGGAATGGGAATTGACGGCGCTTTATTTCAAAAAGAATTATTGTTCTTAGATACTCTCGGTAAAAAAAGAATCCAGGTTTGGATTAACTGTGTTGGAGGCATCGTAATGGATGGCTATAATATAGGAAGCGCAATCTTAAAAACTAAGACTCCAGTCGACACATATAATGTAGGAATCGCAGCAAGTATTGCGGGTGTCCTTTTTATGTGTGGTCGCAATAGAGTTATGATGGATTATGCTTTATAAATGACTCACAAACCAAATGGTGGTTCAAGCGAAGACGCTTTGAATGCTATGCAAGATTCATTGGTTACAATGTTGGCTGCAAAAAGCAATTTGGGCACTGACGAAATGCACGAACTTATGAACGCAACGACTTGGCTTGATGCTGAGACTTGTAAAGCTAAAGGATTTGCAACCGAAGTAGAATATACAGATTCTCATAATAAGAAACGTATGCGCGCTCTTACTGATGTTTCAGACAAATGGAAAGAAGCCGCCAAAATAACAAATTCAATATTAAAACCTGTTAAAAAAATGAAATCAGTTACCAACAAATTGGGTTTGTCTGAAGACGCTAACGAAGCCAGCATTTTGACTTCGATTCTCGAAATTGAGAACAAAGCTAAATCTGACAAAGACGCCCTCGAGAAAAAAATCAAGGACGCCGAAGATGCTTTGAAAGACCTCAAAGACAAATACGACGCTTTGGAAGCCGAGAACAAAACCGCTGAAGAAACAGCCAAAGAAGAAAAAGCCAAAAACATGGTTGAAGGCTTCGCAAAAATTGGCCGTATCAAAGACGAAGACGAGACCATTAAAAAATGGGTCAATCTCGCCAAAGTAGACTTTGAAGGAACCAAAACCATGATTGAAGAATTGCCTATCAATGTGGTTGCAAACAAAATCGAGATTGACGCAACGAAAGTTGAAAAAACTCCGGACACTTACATGCACCAAGCCATGAAGGAAATTAGAAACAAAACCGAAATTAAATAATAAAGAGACATGTCTGCAACGTTACAAACAGCAAATTACACTCAGTTTGAAAAAGGATTTTTCATCACTGAAGCCGTAACAGGTCTTGACACTATTAACAAAGGATTGGCTTATGTGGCTACCGGTGTTAAAAACGACAAGTACACGTTCCCGGTATTTACCGCCAACACGAAGCTCAATCCGAGAACGCTTTTGCCGGTCGACAATTCAACAACTGTGTTGAGCAACAAAGACGTCACTTTAGGTGCGTTTGAAGCTTACGAATTGTTTGACCCGACAATCTTCGAAAACCATTGGCACCAGGACCAATTGACTGACAAGCTGCTTGCTCGTCAATTGCCTGCAACTTTCATGAATTACCTTGGTGGGTTTTATACTCAAAAAACCATGGTGCCGATTGAAACAATGTTGCACATGGGGTCTACGACTTACGTGACAACTGCAGGAGGTTCAGCGGAGACTCCAGCGAGCCCGAATTACTCAATCAAGTATTTCGACGGCATCATCAAACAAGCTTTGAATGTGACGACCCCAGCGCTCCAGGTAGCTTCTCCGGTTGCTTTGACGTCTGCGAACATCATTTCAAAAATGGAAGCTGCCAAATTGTTGGCTCCAAAAGCTTTGTTGTCAAAAGCCGACCGTTACAAACGTATGAAGTATATTATGAGCGTTACCGACGCGCAGAAATATGAAGATGCGTTGACAAACACGACTTTCAAAAACAACGACACGACTGAAGCCGGTTTGAACAAATACAAAGGGTACAAAGTTGAGGTGGTTGCTGGTTTACCAGAAAACACTTTTTACTTCTGCGAGGCCACAACAGACGTTGAATCAAACATTCACATGGCTGTAACTTCAATGGACAATTTGTCTTTCCAAATTGAAAAATTGCAGGCCAATTCATCTGCTTGGTTCTACAAAGCCATTGCAAAAATGGGTGTTGGTATCGCTAAGCCACAAGAGTTTGTGATTTACACAACTCAGGTCCTTGCAAACTTCACAGTTTAAGTAAATAATTAAACCCGGTTTCGGCCGGGTTTTTATACAAATCCCTATGAAATTTTCTCAAGATTTAATCAACCTGTTTGCCATCAATGCTTGTATTCAATCCGTATGGGTTAATGACGATGCGTCTGTTTGGCACACTTCTGAAAAAGAAGGATTTACCGAAGTCACACGTTTAGAAGTGACTGGAACAAACGATATTTTGCAACCTGTTTTTGGTCATGAAGATACTTCTTTGCAAGAAGAATTTATTTCACCAGAAAACACTGAAGCTGCTGAAGATTTTCTTCAAGCAGAAGAAGACCTTGCAGAAGAAATTTTACCAGGTCTTGACAGTGAGGATATTCTCAACAATGAGGAGTTCAACGTAACCGAAACACCGTTTGTTCCTGAAGTAACAGAAACAGCAAAAACCAAAAAATAAGCATGTCTTTAAATAACATCATATTCATCAAAGGTGCAGGCGGTTTAGGTCGTCCGTTGCCTGGTAAAGATTATATTTCAGCTTTGCTGTTTTATGTCGCTAACGGCTCTTTACCATCTGGCTTTTCAATCACTAACAGAACTAAGCAAATTTTTTCTGTTGTTGATGCTGAAAATGCTGGAATCTTGGCGGATTATTCCGACGAGACAAAAGCCACAGGAGTCTACACTGTTTCGGCCGTTGGTGCGAATGGTGACACTCTTGCCTTGAATTTTACGGAGCCTGACGGAACCGTTGTAACTCTTGGAACTTATGTAAAATCTGCTTCCGAAACTACTGTTGCTCTTATTGGCACGGCTATTGCGGCTCTTATTAATTCCGGGACGTATATTCATGGTTATACGGCCACGAATGCTGGAGCCGCCGTGACCGTGGTTGCAAGACCAGGGTTAGGAATTTACCCAAATACTGGAACGCCTTTATCAGCGACTATTTCAGGAACGATTGCCGGAAGCGTTACAACAGCTTTTACTGGTGGCGTAGCCTCTTTGCAAGCTGTTTGGCATTACCATATTTCTGAGTATTTCAGAATCCAACCTAAAGGCTTTTTATGGCTTTCATTTTATCCGGTTCCAACAACCTACAACTTCGTGGAAATTCGGACAATCCAAGAATTTACAAATGGAGCAATTCGCCAAATTGGTGTTTATCTCGATACTATTGCCTATAACGCTGTTCACACGACCGCGGTGCAAGCAATCTGTAACATTCTTGACGATTTGAAAATGCCTTTGTCTGTTCTTTTTGCCCCGAACATCGCAGCCGTCACAGACATTGCCACTTTAACCGATTTATCGACTTTCAAAAACAACAAAGTGAGCGTTGTTATTGGTCAAGACGCAACCGGAAAAGGAGCCGCTTTATATAGCGCCGTAGGCAAGTCAATCACAAACCTTGGTCAAACACTCGGAGCGGTCGCACTGTCAGCAGTTCATGAAGATATTGCCTGGGTTGCTCGCTTCGATGTTTCCAACGGTATTGAGACCGAAGGAATCGCTTTTGCAAATGGTATGAAGTTTACAGATGCTTCGGTGACTGCGACATTGCTTGATGCAATTGATTTGAAAAGGTATATTTTCTTGAGAAAATTCCCGAACATTGCTGGCTCATATTTCAATGACAGCCATACAGCTATTTCACAAAGTAGCGACTATGCTTATATTGAGAATAACCGCGTTATCGATAAAGCAATTCGTGGAATCGACAACTCGCTTACTCCAAGCATTGCGTCACCTCTTTTGTTGAATGCAAACGGAACTTTGGCTAATTCTACAATCGCTTATCTTGAAAGCCAAGCGGTTGTAAATACTGACCAAATGATTAGAGACGGTGAAGCTTCGGCTATCGAAGTTTTTATTGACCCAAGTCAAAATGTGCTGACTACATCTGAGCTTAAAATAACTTGTACAATTGTGCCTGTTGGAGTAGCTCGAAAAATTATTGTTAACATCGGTTATAAAACTTCAATCTAATGGCACTTACACCACTTATAAACGGCGTCAACTATTCTTGGGCTAATATCAAATTCATTTTGTTTGGAATCCCTGTTGTTGGCATCGTGAAAATCGAGTATAAACTCAAACAGAAAAAAGAAAATCAATACGGCGCGGGTTATGACCCGGTTAGCCGTGGATATGGCAACATTGAGTATGAAGGCAGTATTGACCTTTACACCGATGAGGTTAAAAGAATTATCAATTCGGCTCCTGAACGTAGCCTTTTGAAAATTCCGCCTTTTTCAATCCAGGTGCTTTACGAAGATGGTCTTGGTGGACTTACTTCACAAGACACTTTGCAGATGTGCGAGTTCTTGGAAGACGGCCTGTCTGTTTCACAAGGTGACACAAAAATTATAACATCTTTGCCACTTGTTATCGGTGGCATCAAACGCTAATAAATCAAATCCCTATGACCCCAGAAAAAAAAGCAGAAATCGACAAAAAAGCCTTAGAATTGGCTGAAAAAAATAACTGCAAAGTTATTCCGATTGTGTTCCACAACGAGGAGCAAAACGAAGACATTATTGGCTATATCAAAGAGCCAAACAGAATCAACAAACTTCGAGCAATGGACAAATCCATGTCCGGTGCAATGACAGCATCCGCTGAATTGTTTGACTCGATAATCTTGAAAGAGGATTCTGACCCAAGATTTACTTCTGAGCGTTCTGAAGACGACAAAATTTATCTTGGTGGTGCCTTAGTCGCTTTTCAAACAATCGAAATGATGGTGAACACTTTTAAAAAAAAATAGAAGAATACGCCATAACTTCTGAGAGTAGCGAAGAAACCAAAACAATGGCATTACTTCGCTACTTTTCTCATTTTACGCTTGACGTCGACAATATGAGCGACGATGATTTTGCAAAAGATGTTGGTCGACTTTACTTCGCCTTGGAAGCTACCGGGCAAATGAAAAAATAAATGGACAATCAAGTTAAATATACCGTTTCCGCGCAAGACCTTTTATCTGGAGCTTTGGCTAAGATGAATAGCAATGCCAATGCGCTTGAAACGACTATGGGAAGTCTACAAGGAACGATTAACAAAGTCGGCTCTATTGTAGGAATCGCATTTGGGGTCCAACAGATTGGCAATTTTGTCAATAAAGTATTAGATGCAGGGACAACTGTAGAAAACGCAACCACGGGGCTCACAACTCTACTGGGAGACTCTTCAGAAGCTGTCCGCGTCGTACAAAACGCGATGGAAGACGCAACGAAAACGCCATTTGCTTTCGAAGGCCTGCTGTCCGCTAACAAGGCTCTCATTGGGGCGGGAGTTGAGGCGGACAGAGCACGGGCCGATGTTTTGAATTTAGCAAATGCAATTGCCGCAACAGGTGGTGGCGACAACGAGCTTCAACGTATGGTTGTCAATATGCAGCAAATCAGTAATACCGGAAAAGCGACCGCAATGGATATTAAACAATTTGCTTTTGCAGGGGTTAATATTTACAAGGTTCTTGCTGAAGCAACCGGTCAACCGATTGCCAAAGTAAAAGACATGGAAATTTCATACGACATGTTAACTTTTGCTTTACAAAAAGCCCACGACAAAGGTGGTATTTATTATAATGGTTTAGAGAATATGGCCAGCAATACGAGCGTTCAAATGTCGAATGTTGGTGATGCTGTTTTTCAAATGATGAATGATATTTTCACCGAGAATAAACCCCTTATTGACAGTGTAATTCAATCGATGTTAGACTTCTTGCAAACACTTCGAGATGCTGCCGGATGGCTTAAAGAAAACAAAGCTGGTGTATTGGCTTTTGCTGGAGCTATTGGGACGATTACGACCGCAATAATGCTTTACAATACATATCAAAAAATCATGGCTTGGTGGGCAGCTTTTACAGCTACAAGCATTCTTTATGAAACGTTCGCGCTTGGAGCAATGACCGCTGGAATGGCTGGAGCCAGTGCCGGTGGAATGATACTTGCCGGAGTTATGGCTTTAATTAATGCAGTTAACCCCTTTATGTGGATTGTTTTGGCAATCGCGGCTGTTGTAGGGGCAGTCATTTATTGCTGGAATAAATTTGCCGCATTTAGGGGTTTCTTATATGCTTTTTGGTCTGTTCTTAAAACTTTTGCTGGAATTATAGGCGAGGCTTTTATGGCTTTAGGTAAAATAATTCATGGAGTTTTTATGCTTGACTTAGATGCTATAAAACAAGGTTACAACCAAATGGTTGAACTTACAACTACTTCAGCTGCAAAAATAGCTTCTGCTGCAAAAAATGGATATAAAGAAGGCCTTGACTCTTTTGCAAAAGATAATCTTAAAACAACACCTGGTAAAGAAAAATCAAAGCGCCCAGGTGGAATTGCTCCGCTTGACATGACGCTTGGAGCTGGTGGAAAAGATAAATCGAAAAGCGTTTCAGGTCCGAAAGTAATTACCATAAATGTTACAATCGGAAACCTTATAAACGATTTTCAAATCAAGACAACAAACATGGTGGAAAGTTCACAAGCTGTTCACGATAAAATAGTACAAGCTTTAACCGGTGCAATCAATGACAGCCAAATTATAGCAGGAGATGGATAAATATAATATTCCAAATAGATTCGAAAATCCGCTTGCTCGAAATCAGGCTTTAAACCAATTAAAAGCTTTTGCTTTTATTCATCCCGGTGTTATGGTTATTGATGGCTCTAAGTCACCGTATGAAATCAATCCAGGTGACTCAGAAGATGTTCCACAACCAAAATTCATATCGAAACTTGGTACGCTGATTTATTCGAATTTTATTCTAAATGCTGGCCGTCAGATTATCAATAATAACGTTGTTTTTGCGTGGGAAGATTTTCGAGTTGACGACGCGCTTTTTTTGGTTACGCAACAAAAGAAATTAGTTGAAACCGAGATTCAAGGAAAAGATGGTGTTGTTGTGGAATATATCGGTTTAGGACCTTTTCAAATCCAAATTACCGGTAGAATTACAGGGTCTTACAACGTTTATGAAAAAGAGCTTGTGGCTCAATTGAAAAAGATTTTATCTTGTGGCCAACCATTAGCGATTACGTCTTGGTATTTACAAAATTTAGACATAACCGATATTATCGTAAAGTCATTTGATTTCGGTCAAAACGAAGGAGAATATTCAACCCAGTATTTCACAATCAACGCTCAGTCTGACCAGGTCACTGAAGCGTTTATAACGAATCAATAATGCTTAAGCCGGAAACATTCATAACGATTAACCAACGAGGCCCAGGACGGACCAAAAAAATATCGTTTGACTTTGTTACTCGTTGGACTTTTGAGAATGGTTGGGAGACCCTCACAAGCAAGGGAGTTATCACTTTTCCTAAAAGCATTTATGTCCGAGACGTAGACACCAAAAAACTGTTTTCGTTATTCGGTAAAAATAAAAATATTGGTGGCTTTGGGTCCGAGCCTTTAATTAAACGAGGCGACCAAGTTATTATCGAATCGGATTATATTTATTGGGACAAAAATCTTAATGAATTGAAGACCGAACGTATTACGATTGCAGAAGGTTTTGTTTCAAAAGTTGGTGCCAAATTACCGATTGAAATTGAGTTTGAAGATAACATGTGGTTGCTTAAACAAATACCGCTTGCTAATCAATCTTTCAAGTCTACAGACAGTCTTGAAGATGTAATGGTTAAGGCTCTTGAAGGAACCGGTTTTTCAGTGAATATGTTGACAACCACGACTATTAAATTTGACACCGGAATGTTGTCCGCTGAAAATGAAACCGTGGCGCAATTTTTAGCCAAATTGAAAAAAGATTATTTTTTGAATGCTTATTTCCGTGGTAACGAATTACGAATCGGGTCTTTGATTTATATTGAAGCTGAAGCTCAAGAAAAAACTTTTATGTTTGAAGAAACTATTATTTCTTCAGACTTAGATTATAGGCGAAAAGACGATGTAATTTTGTCGGCCGTTGCTTCAAATCATATTGAAGAAAAAACCGGTAAAATGACCAAAGACGGTAAAGCAAAAACCGCTAAAAAACGCATCGAAGTTTTAGTGACTTTGAAAGACGATAAACTGATTACAAAAATTATCGGTAAAGGTGAAAAACCTGACCCAAATGTCGAGGGTGAACGAAGGACTTTTACATTTCCATTTGCCAAGACAACTGACGAGTTAATCAAGTTAGCGGAGACTGAATTGCGTCGATATTATTACGACGGTTTTAAAGGCGAGTTTGTGACATTTGGAATGCCTTATGTGCAGTTCGGCGACAACGCCAAAATAATCAATCCAAAACAAAAAGAACAAAATGGATTGTACAAAATTAAAAGCGTTGATTATTCCGGCGGCGTTGAAGGGTGGCGCCAAAAAATCAAGCTTGATTATAAGCTATTAATCGACCAAGAAATATGAGCCTTTTAACTTTACTTCAAGAAGCGGCCGGCGTCAGAAATCAAGATGAAGTTCGTTTATTAATTTGCGACGTTAATTCAGTTGATTTGGATAATCGGCTTTGTAATGTTACAACAGTAACTGGAACTGCTTCTGTAAAATTTAATGCTCAATTATCAGCAGGTGTGTCCGACGGTTTTATTGCAGAACCTGAAATTGATAGTCAAGTTTTCGTGTTATTTTCAAAATACACAAAGCCATTTGTTTTGATGTATTCGGATTTAATTTCATTGTCAATTAAAGGTGGCGAGTTTGGAGGATTAGTAAAAGTCATCGAATTGACCACTAAAATAAATAACCTGGAAAACAAAGTAAACGATATTATTTTAGCATATAATACGTTATCTTTACCAGTGTCAGGAAGTACTGCCGGCCCGCCGGTTTCTCAAATAACCCCAGCTTTAACTTTAACCGTTAGAGCTGATATTGAAAATACAACCATCAAACATGGCGAGTCTTAGAAAAGATATTTTATTTGGTAATGATGATGACCTTCTTTTTAAAGATGGTGATTTTGTTATAGGTGAAAGTGACCAACAACATGTTATTGATTCGATAAACGCGGCACCAGGTTGGTGGAAAGAATTTCCAATTGATGGGGTCAACGTTCGAATGTTTTTGAAATCTGCCGGAGGTGCACAGCAACTGGCCCGTAAGATTAAAATTGAATTGAATAAAGATGGTTACACGGTTAACAATCCGGTTGTTGAATTTGGAACCGATGGAAAATTAAAAATCTATCCAAATGCAAGTATCTAAATCATTCTCACAAGGCTGTAGTTTTTTTGACGTGGTTCTGAATGTTTATTTGACTTTGAACTTGCTGCCAAAATTTATAATTGATAATAATATTGTCGATTTGAACGTAACAACTTTTGCTGGTCAAACGTTTGTTTTTGAAGATGAATTAATTGACGATGAATTGCAATATAATGAGATTTTAAAAAACGATTATAAATTTTGCACAGGAACAATTCCAGGCACAAACAATGAAACTCGTGGAAATTATTTGCTTATTGAGCCTTTAGAATATTTCCAAAGAAGTGATAGTGAAATTTTGGCAACGGAAACCCATAATTTATTTTTAACATGAGTACAAGAATATCCCAATTGCCGCCATACGTTGGCCCAAATAATCCAGTGGGTGACTTACCTATTTCGATTGCTGGAACAACGTATAGAATTAGTCCGCAACAAATAACAGGCGCTTATGTCGATTATTATGTCGGAACCTTTGGAAGTCGCTTGGCGCTTGAGTCTTCAATTGGTATTCCATACGCAGGTTATTTTGGTTTTGTAGTCAATGTAATTGGACCAGTTAAAGAACTTGCTCAGTACAACGGAACGACTTGGGACTATACAAATTTATTATCAACTGGTGGCGCAACACCTCTTGCAAATCTTGAAGTTAGAGTGTTTAAAAAAGCCGCTGGAAATTCTGGAGGCTTTACAAAAGAAACCGGTGACTGGGTAATGGGTGAACCTGTTGCAGGAACTTTTTGGAGCTGGGCAATAGTCGGAAGTGACCCAGGCGACTACAATACTTATCAAGTATTAATTGAAAACAGTATAACCTAAAATTTTTTTATATCATGGGCTTTTTATGCGACAATGAACAACGATTTCCAACTGGTAACCCAAACGTTACAATGGTTCAACGAGCTAACAATAACACGTTAGAAACACTCAGAGAAACGCGAGTTTCATCTGGTGAAATTCCAGACCCTGACGACGCGTCTGTTACCGTCGAAACAATCACAATAAATAGAAAATCTTTAACCCAACAATCATGAAAAAAGTATTCTTATTTTTAGTTTTATTTGTCTCGCTTTTTGTGAACGCTCAACCGCCGGCATCGGGTACCGGAAAATTTGGTAAAGTTCAAATGAATTTTCCAACAATCGGAACAGACCAAGATTCTTGCGTTGTTTGGGATGATGTCGATAATTTGATTAAAGTTGTACCGCGTTATAGCTTTAATCCAACTATTCAAGAAGTCCTTACAAAAGGAAATTTAGCGGTCAATAAAGAATTACACATGAGCCCCGGTGTTGGAGCACCAAATCGTGGTATTTTAAGCTATGACGGTTTAAGAATTTATGACGACCCGGATGCACCTGTTAATTACAGTGGATTTACAAATTCAGCTGTAGGCTTTGTTACCAGTTCTCAATCAGGATTATTTAGCTCGTCAGGTTCTGAATTACATTTAGGTGGTTACTCATCTTATTTGGATGCTGTTGGATTAAAAGCTTTTAATGGTGGAGGTGGTTATTTTGGTTTGTTTGCCGATTCAGATGGCGGAACTTTAACTTTAAGTGAAACCGGTAACAAAGCGCATCTTGTTAATTATTTTGCTTCAACAGATAACCAATGGTTTGCTTTTCCAGATAAAACACCAAATACAAGAATTACGGCTTATAAATTAGCTACTATTGACGATTTACACGCTTATACATTTGATGAAACATTAACAGCTGGTAATTCAACAATGCAAACTGTTTATTTTACTGATGGAGCCCAAACAGGTCAACTTGATTATAATGGTTTAATTTTCTCCGCTCCGTCTGGATTTGGAAGTTATGGACAAAATGGTTGGTCTGTAACCGATTCAAGTGGAAATAGTACCAGCACAAGCGCGGAAGGTGTTAACGGTATTGGGCCTAATTACGGATTATCTTTTTTTAATAATCTTGCTCAATCTAAAAAAATTATCGGTGGTACAATTGACGGCGAAGAGTATTATCAATTACCAAATAAACCTGATGGAACATATACTTTTGCAACAACCTCAGATTTAAGCGGCTTAGGAACAGTTACTTCAGTCACATCTTCAGATGCTTCAACTTTGACTGTTGCAACTGGAACGACAACACCAGTTTTATCGGTTGTATCAGCTCCAAAATTTAAAACAGCTCGAACTATAAATGGCGTTTCTTTTGATGGGACCGCAAATATAACAGTTCCAGCTTCAGCTACAACTTTGACCGGTATTGTGCCTTATACTTCTGGTGGAACAGGCTTATCGACTTTAGGAACCGGTTTGCAGATTGCTCGTACAAACACAGGCGCTACTGGTTGGGAGTGGCATACGCTCGCAAAAGCCGATGTTGGATTATCAAATGTAGATAATACAGCCGATACTGCAAAACCTATTTCAACGGCCACTCAAACAGCTCTTGACGCCAAAGCACCTTCAGAATCTTTTATGGTTCTCGCTTCGGACTATACTTTTCCAGTAGCTCAAACAGCCTTACAAAAAATATTCAATGTACCTGCAAACGGTGAATTTAATACTGTAACAAATTCAACATATAAATTTGAGTTGAATGTTTCTTTAACGATTGCCGGCACAAATGATTTAATGTTTGGTTTTTTAGGAACTGCAAATATTGCAAGCATTAAATATATGGCTGTTACAACTAAAGGAGGTAATTTAGGAAATGGTACTACAAGAATGTCTCAAACAGCGGCAACAACTCAAATAGCTTCATCAAATGCTACAACAACAGCCAGAACTACAATAACCGGTATTATTCGAGTAACTACTGCAGGGACTATCATTCCATCATTTGGATTTGGTATTGCTTCAGCTCCGGTTATCGATAAAGACAGCTATTGTATTTTTACTCGTCTCGGTTCTAATACCGTGACAAATACGGCTGACGTAAATTAAGTAATTTTAAACCCGCAATATTATGCAAATTTTTTTATTGGCGATTGTGCTCGCCACGTTAGTAGCTATTTTCTGGAGGCGATACCTCGAAACCAGTAAAGATGCCGGCGCCGGTTCTGTTGAACTTCCGTTTGGAGAATGGGCCAAGCACACAGCGATTGAATTTGGCTTTAATATTTTGGCTTTTGTAGCTTTATGCTCAGGTCTGAATATTGATTTCATAATCAAGTCCGCTGAAGTCGGAACGACAACCGATGTGCAAGCGACAATGGCCACGATTGGAGGAGCTATTGCAACAGGAACCGCTATTTATAAAGGTGTCCAAATTGCAGTACTTCCATTATTCAATTATTTTACCGGTGGGGCCACTGCTCGGAAAAAACTTCGTGAGAAACTCGAAGGAAATTAAAAATGCAAAAAGCCTGTTTGCAATATAACAGGCTTTTTTAAATTAAAACAAATGGATTCACACGGTCACCATTCAACCCCAAGCATCTCAATTTTTATGGGTGCGACTTTTGGAATTTTCAACTATCTTATTGAGCATAACTTTTTTGTCGATGGTTGCTTTCAAGTATTTAAAATAATTATTTTTGGTATTATTGGCGGTGCATCCGGTTACCTCGGTAAAATGCTCATCATTGCAATAAATCGAAAAATAAAAGCTCGGAAAACATGATTGATAAAAAACAGTTTTATACTCTTTTCAAAAAGCTACTTGGTAACAATCGGCTTTTAACAAAACAGCTTGAAGGTTTTGAAGCTTCTTTTGCTGAATGGGATTTGTGGGTCGCTAAAAAATGGACCGACAACGACCTTAGAAAATTAGCCTATATATTGGCTACTGATTGGCATGAAAGTGCTTTTACAATGCAGCCAATTAGAGAAAAAGGCGGCGCAGCGTATTTCATTAAAAAATATTGGGATAATCTTAAAGTTCGTAAATGGCTTGGAAATCTTTCAATTCAGGATGCTATTGATTTTTGCGGCAAAGGAAAGCCTATGATTACCGGTCGCGGCAATTATGCTAAGATGGGTAAAATTCTCGGTTATCCTCTTGACAAGAAACCAGACTTGATGTTTAACTTGAAAATAGCCACTGAAGTGATGTTCGAAGGCATGATGTCTGGACGTAGCTTTAAAGGTGATTTTACCGGCAAACAATTAAGCAATTTTTTTAATGCTACAACCAATGCACCTATTGCAGCTCGTACGATTATCAATGGAACTGACAGAGCTGAAGACATAGCTGAAATCCATTATTTATTTCTTGAATGTTTAACAGGTAAAAAACCAATTAAAAGTGGAAAATAAAAAACAAATATATCTGCCTTGGTGGGTTTGGGTTGGGCTATTGCTCTTGATAGTCGGATTGATTGCATTTGGACTCCGTGATTCAATCCAAAAAGCTCTTAATAGGAATGAACACGAGAAAACTGTAATTGTGTCCCAAATGGACTCAATTAAGACGGTCCAGGGTTTCGAAGACAAATCTGAAAAAGCAAAACTCGAATGGGACGCTTATATTTCACGTGAAATTAAAAAACAAACAGACAATGAAAAAATCATTATTAATACCGATTCTTCTACTGATTTCAAGTATAGGGTTATCACAAACTACAAACCCCCAATATCCGCTGACTTCGGAACAGGTCAATAATGTTTTTATTGGCCTTATGCGTGAGCAAATTTTGACCAAACAAAATGACAGTTTACGGGCCAGGATTTCGGTACTTGACAGAATTATTCAAAAGCATAATATCGACTTCAGTAAATACCTTGACCGCCAAAAAGATTTAGATTCGCAATACTCAATCGCAAATCAAAAATACATTGATAATGCTGTTGAGAAACAAGAACTAAAAGACAAGGCTAATAATATGGCTTTATCACTCCAAATTGGATATAATCCATTTACCGGAAAACCTTATATAGGTGGTGGCCTTAGTATAGATGTATTTAGATTCGGTTCATTTAAACTTTAATAATATGTCAGATTTAAACAAACAACGTGTTTACAGTACAACCTGGAATATATTATGGGTTTTGATTTCTTTCGCTTCAGGATTTGCCATATCTTATGTCGTTTTCAAATAGAAACAATAAGAAACAAAAATAAACAATCATTGTTTACAGTCTCGTTCCTTTGATACCTTGACCTGGAAGCCTCTGTAAACAATGTAAACAATAAATATATAAAACTTTTAAAATTAAATAATATTGATTATTAAGGTATATAAAAACGTAATATTCAATATAGGGTTATATAGAAGTATTGTTTCTATTGTTTACGGGCCTTAAAAAAGGCTCATATCTTATTGGTTCTCAATAGCTTATGAGAGAAACAAAGCTTTGTTTCTTTGTTTATGATTTATAAAATCAAAAATATTTGAAGCGTAACCTCTTGATTTGCAAACTGTTAATCGTAAACAATAAAAAAATTTTTAAAAAATATCGAATAAAATTTTTTTATATCAAAAACATGTGTATCTTTACCATATCAAAATAACAAAAACAAATTTGAATCATGGAAGCTACAACAATGAAAATCGCAATCGAAAAATTCTTATCACAATTTCCGGACAATGCAACTTGTTGGTCTCAAGCAACAGATGAAGTAAGAGACATGGCCCGCGAAGCTCGCCAAATATATAATGACCTTGATTTGAATGTTACTGAAGATGAATGCCTTGATTTAGGTAAAGGTTTACAACCTTTGGATTTTAGAAGCTTTAACAAACCCTCTGAGTGGAATACTCAAAGCAAAAAATTTATCTTAGATACTTTTGATAAAATGAGCGGTCAAGCTAAAGCATCTTTTTTCGGAAGTTTTTCACATTGGTTAACAAAATAATTTTTAATTTATATCGAAATTATTTTTTAGTTCCAAAATAACCTTTATCTTAGCAAAAAATTTAAAATCCATGAAAACAATCAACCTGCAAAATATTATCGATTCTCAAGAGCTCGATACAATTGAAGTGGCTAAACAATTATTTCCAAACAACAAATATCCTAAACTTGCTATAAACCGCATTTTAGATGGTAGCGCTTTTCTTGACTCGAATCAAATCAGTAAACTCTCAATGTTAACTGGAATCCCAATTGAGTTGCTATATAGCGATGGCAAATGGTCCAAAGCAAAAGCAACTGATGGATTGTTGAAATTCACTGCAGACGATTACACAGCTGAACTTAATACTAAAGATTGGACAACCAAACTTTACCACAAAGATTCACTTTTTCATGAAGACATTATTCATGACAAAAGCATTCCGCTTAGCGAATATCTTTCGCAACTTTCGAATTTAATAATTAAACATAGTAAACCATGAATTTAGTTGAAATTAAAGTCAATGTTGATGTTGACAAACCAAACCAAGTAGCGGCTTTAAATGTATTTCTTTTAGCTTTAGCTTCAAGTACATTGGCGCCTGTAGGACCTGAACCGGTTTCTTCAAAAGCTGACCAAGCAAAAGCCAAAAAAGCTCCTGTTAAAGCAGCTGAAAATGTTTCAGAACAAGTAGCTTTAAAACTCGCTGAATCAATTGAACAACCTGAAGAGGCGCAAGAAACTCCTGAGGCAGTTGAAGAAAAAGCCGAAAGTGAAACCACAATTAAGATTGAAGAAGTCCGCAAATTGGTTTCCGATAAGGTCGCAAACAACCGTGATGCTATCAAAGCTAAATTAACTGAACTTGGCGCAAACAATGTCACTTCGCTTGACAAGAAACATTTTCAGGTTTTTGCCGACTTCCTTAAAGAGCTTAAATAATGGCCAAAGAAATCATTGACCATACTGCACGGAAGCACGCTTTATTGTCTGCTTCCGGAGCTTCAAGATGGATAGCCTGCACAGCAAGCTCAAGACTTGAAGAACAATTTGAAAATTCGACTTCGTCTTATGCTCAAGAAGGTACCTTAGCACATGAATTTGCAGAGCTTGGTGTTAGATTGGCTTTAGGACAAATCACACGAGTCGAATACGACGTGTCTGTGGCCCCGTTTTTACAAAACGAGTTCTATACTGACGAAATGGAATCGGAGGTGCAGAAACACATCGATTACGTCCTGGAACAGTATACGGAAGCAAAACGAAAAACAAGTGACGCGATTATTCTTATTGAAGAAAAAGTTGACCTGACCTATTTTATTGAAGATGGTTTTGGAACTTGCGATGATGTAATTATTGCTGACCGTGTGCTTGAAGTCATCGACCTTAAATATGGTAAAGGTGTTCGTGTTTCAGCTGAAGACAATTCTCAATTGAAACTTTATGGCCTTGGTGCTTTACGAGCCTCAGAACTTATGTTTGACATCAAAACTGTTCGGCTTACGATTGTTCAACCAAGACTCGACTCAATTTCATCTTGGGAGATTTCTGCAGAAGACCTTTATAAATGGGGCGAAGAAATCGTTATTCCAAAAGCCAAGAGGGCTTATGCTGGCGAAGGTGAACAGGTTCCAGGGAGTCATTGTAGATTTTGCAGAGCTAAAAGCCGCTGTGTAGCTTTGGCAAATCAAAATATGGAAATTGCCAAACTTGAATTTGCTGACCCTATGTTGTTGACCGACGAACAGCTTATTGAGGCTTATGA